GCGTTCCAATGGTGAGTATAGAAATGCATTTAGAGTATTACTATTAGGTAATAAGCTAGAATTATTTAATAAGATTGGTGTGACATCTAAGTATAAGTTACGAAATGTTATTAATGAGAGTGGTGAAATCACATTAAAATCACCTAGAATGGGAAAGATACATTCTTTATTACCTAAATGTTTACATGATGATGTTATTAAATATAATCTGTATGATGATGTTTCATTATCTTATTACACTAAGAAGGATGGAACTACTTCCACATATGTGGATAGGTGTAAGTTTAATAAGAGATTCGACTTATATCGAGGAAGGGTTGATGATTTTAATTTCAATGTACATTGGTTAAGAATCAAGTCAATAGAATATGTTGGTAAAGAAGAAGTTTATGATATACATGTTGATGTTACTCATAGGTATTGTGTAAATGGTTTTATTACACATAACTCCCTGCCTAAGCCTCATGTAAAGATGGAAGATGTGTTTGATTTAGGTGATAGAAATTTATTCTCTAAAAAAGATAATATCATTATGGGGTATAAGTTTGTGTATTCTTCTTATGATGAAGAAGGAAAACATATTATACCTGAAGACCCTACATATATTGGTTGGGTTGAAGGTATGGATGATGATTTGAATTTACGTATGGCTATATCTCCTAAGATGTTAGAAGATAGTAGCGATGATGAATTTTTATATTCTAGCTTTGATTATTCCGCTGAGGAGTTACGAATCGCAGCGAATTTAAGTCGTGAGCCTAACTGGGTAGATGCATTTGTACATGGTGATGATATTCATAAAAGGTGTTATTCTTTAGATACTGAGTTTTTGACTAGGGATGGTTGGAAAACATATGAACATATTGGTATTGATACTGAGATTGCACAGTACAACGAAGATACTAAAGAGTTAGAGTTTGTTAAAGCTGGTCATGCTTATTTCAATGAAACAGATACAATGTATCACTTTGTTGGCAATAATACTGATTTATTGGTTACTCCTAATCATCGTATGTATGATAGAGGTAGAGATAATTGGTATGTAAAACGAGCAGATGAGTTGTATAAAAAGAAATCCTATCATACTATTTGTAGTCCTATGTCTAGTAAGGTACTAAGAGGTTCAGATACTGTTATTGATAGTGGTAACATTGATATTAAGTCAACATATCATAAAGATGGGTTTAGCATTTCTGTAGATGATTTTGTTGAGTTATTAGGGTATGTTATTACAGATGGTGGCACTTGTTTACGTGCTTGTGGCACTAAGACAGTTTATTTTTCACAGTCAGAAGTTAAGTCAGATGTTTTAGCTAGGATGCAAGACTTAAATAGAAGGATTGGTGGACTCTTTAAAGAAGAGGTTGACTATTGTAAAGGCAAAGAAACAACTATATGTGGAAGGACATCTATTTTAAATGGGAATTTTCATCGATTTAGTTTAACAAGTTCAACGTTGTTTGATACTGTTATTGAATATATTGGTGGGAACTTAAAGAAAGATAGAGTTCTTTCTAGTAAGATGCTACAATTTAGTGATAGGTTACTAATTAAATTCCTAGATGCTATGTATGATGGCGATGGCTTACATGATAATAGAGGTGGTAGAGAAAATTCTAGGTCTTTATTAGTACAGTCTAAAAAGCTAGTTGAACAGTTACAATTAATTCTTATTAATATAGGATACTCTACATATGTTAAGGATGTTTCTAGTAGATATAGTGCTAATATGTATAGGTTATACTATGTTAGGGGGAAACGAGTTGTAAGGGGTTCAAATAAATACACCAATGTTATAAAGTATGATAGACCAGTTAAGTCTGTATGTTTTGCTGTTCCTAGTACTTTATTGTTTGTACGTAGAAATGGGAAGACATCTGTTTGTGGCAACACAGCTGTAGCTATCTGGGGTGAAGAGCATTACAACAGGGATTATCGTAAAATGGCTAAGTATGCGAACTTTTCTATTTTGTATGGTGCAAGTTCACATTCATTGTATGCTGATAGTCGATATGGGTTTAAGTCTTTACAAGAAGCTGAAGACTTCTATAATAAGTATAAGAAAGCATTACCTACATTATTTCAATGGCAAGATAGAATTATTGCTAGTGCTAAGAGAAAAGGTATGTTACAGACATTCTTTGGTAGACCTCGTAGGTTACGTTCTTATTATGAGAATAGGCAGATAGGTTTTGCTAATCGTAGTGCTGGGAATACGAGCGTACAAGGTGTTGCTGGTGATATTCTTAAAATGGTAATGATTAAATTGTGGAAAGTAGTCTTTAATAATGAAGAGTTCAAGAACGATGTTTCTTGGAGGGTTGCTATTCATGATGAGATAGGGTATACAATACGTGCTACTAAATTGATGAGAGCATTAAAAGTTATTAAAGAAACACAATCTGTTAAATTACCAGAGTGGCCCGTTGAAATTATTACTGACCCATCTGTTGGTTGGTCAATGGGTCGGGTGTATGATTTTCATATGGTTGAGGATGATTCAGAGTTAGGGTATCATTTTGAGCCTGATTTAGCATAATGTTTATAGGGGATTAATATGGAAGAGTTTATTTTTGATAGTTTGACTCTTAATGATTTAGTTAAATATGTTGATACATCAAAGGTATTTAATATTACTAAGGCTGAGTTCAATCAAGCTAAAGTATATTTAGCTAGTTATGAAGATGAGAAGTTAGGTAATGCTGTTGAGCGTTTAGATGTTGCTTATCATGTTGGTAATAAGTGGTCTTTAGTGGACATGTCTAAGGTTGAGGGGTTCAATGAAGTACCTCTTAGTTGGTTATTATCAGATGTTGGTGATATTGATGATTGCCTAGTTATTTTACGTAGAATGTCTAATATGGTGTTAGATAAAAATAATGCTAGTTTATCTACGTATATTTATCATATTGTAGATGACAAGTACGAATTCATTACTTCAAATGCATTGATGAATGGTAAACTTGCAAGATTTGGTATTAAATTAGACGGTTCTGTTGATGATGTTCTACAAGTAATTAATGATACAGTAGATAATGATTATGATAAGAACTCTTTGATTAATTTTATTAAGAGTGGTGTTGCTAATGTGTGATATATTAGAGTTAGTTCAGTTAGGTAAGAATGTTAGGTATATTCGTGTTAATATACTAGAAACAACAATATCTGAATTCTCTAATTTAACTGGTATTAGTAGAGATGTGATTTGTAGGATTGAAGATTTAAGATTGGGCAAGAATTCTAAGGCTTGCCCATCTGTATCTACAATTCTAAAACTATGTAAATCACTTAATGTGGATATAGGTGAGATTATGGGAAATGATATCTCTTCAAATACTACTGTGTTAGCTGACTTGAGAGGAGTTGTTTCCAATGGCAATTAGTGTTGGTAGAACATTAAATGAATTAAAGCAGATGTCATACGAATGTGGTTTAGATATCTCACCTAGAGAAGATGGTAAGTCTTTGAAAAAAGAAGATTATATTCTACCTATACGTGAACATAATTTATCTATTAGGTATGGTTCTGTTGATAATACTCCTAAACATTTACAATTAATGTTAAATCTAAAATCTCCTATGCTTGCTGGTAGGATTGATTCTTTTAAAGAAGAGCAACAACAAGAGGTATGGGAGTCGGACAATTGGTCTATGGAGCAAAAGTTAAATGGTGTAAGGTGTTTCATTATTAATGATGGTACTGGGATTCATTTATATAGTAGGCACAATAGTGATATTGATTTATTACCTATAGAGTTTACTGATAAGGTAAAATTGCCTAAGGACTTTATGTATGATAGATTAAATAAGTCTTTTATCTTAGATTGTGAGTTGACATCTGATAACCCTAATATTTGTACTGTACTAGATGGATATGGTGTAGATACAAGTTCTCAGCTACAGGCTGTTACTTCTATATTAGGTTCTAATACTGATAGGGCATTAGATATTCAAGAGTTTAATGATTTAGATTTGGTGTTTAATGCTTTTGATTGCATCTATTGCGATAATAATTGGATTATGGAGACTCCTTTATTTAAACGTAGGGAGTACCTATCTGATATTATTGAAATGTTAGATTATGCTAATTTCAATGTTAGACCTGTGAAGTATGTGGTAGATAATAAAAAAGAATTTTATAAGCATTTAATTGATTTAGGGTTAGAAGGCACAGTAGCTAAACGCTTAGATGGTGTATATGTTCCTGATACAACTCGTAATTTCAAAGGTTGGGTAAAATGTAAAAGGTCTTTGTCTGATTCTTTAAGTGCTTTTAATTCTAACTCTTCATTAAGTGCTTTTGATACTTTAGATGATTTGAGTGGTGACATTACTTTCTCTTTTGGTGATACAATCGATGCTTTTATTACTGGGTATGAGTTAGGTAATAAAGGTTCTGCATTTGAAAACATGATAGGTTCTATCTGTGTTTCTGTATATGTGGAAAAAGAAGATGGTTCACAAGAAGTCAGAGAGATTGGTAAGTTTGGTGGTTTTAATTTAGACATGCGTAAGAACATGGGTACTGTAGTTGATGGCAAGACAGTACTTAAACCAGAATATTATGGTAAGGTTGTAGAGATAGATGGGCAACAGATTACTAAAAATGGTAGGTTCGCTCATTGTGTATTTATTGGTTTTAGGTATGATAAATTAAAAGATGCTTGTATTTTAAAAGAAGAATTTTTAAAAT